GTGAGGACGTTCACGGAGGGAGCCAGAGACGAATATGGCGATACCGGACGCGTCGTTGATGATGACGTGGTGCGCGAGATGCAGTTTGACCGCGAACCCGAGCAGCAGGTTGACGATCCGTCTGGTCCGTTCGAGAGAGCGGCGGCGGTGGCGTTTGCTGACGAGTCGGATCTCCCCTACCTCTCTGATGGTGATGCGGATCGTCCGTACCCATCGCAGATACAGGATCCGTTGACTGACGAGTGGTATGTCGTCGATGCTGTGTCTCTGTTTGCCGATGGTGAGGTGAAGGTTGCACTCAGTCGCCGACCGGAGAGTCGAGGTGAGTAGTCTTGCCTTCGAATTATTGCGAATGTCGACAGGGGATGTATGGATTCGCGCTACAACATGGTGAATTTGGCTGATGGAGGTGGAATCGCATCGTGAGACTGTTTCGGTGACGGTGGACCATATCGGCCTTGAGGCCGTTGTAGAGGCGTTGGAATCGATTGATGGGTATTCTGAGGAGGTATTGGAGCATTGCCGTGACGTGTTCCGCTCCGAGTTTGACGATGAGGTGAGTCCGTTTCTTGCTACGTATGGCACGGTGTCGGTCGAAATCTACGCCGACCGCGCCGCGATGCTACCGACGATTCTTGACGAATATGCCGTTGTTTTTCTGGAGTCTGGAGATGAGGAGACGTCACAGATGTATTCTCGGTTGTCTTCTGACGTGCTTCGTCAGCTCATCAATCAGGGTGTTGCGCCGCGGTGAGTGATTCGACATATCCCGTTCTTGGTTGTGGCATTTGCGATCGTCGGTTTTCGTATCAGCCAGACGGCGGTCTTTGTGTCCAGTGTGGCCGTTCCGGCGTTGTGAAAGGGACGGAGCTGTGTGACTCGTTGGATTTTGTTGAGGCTGCCGATGAGTAGTGTCCGTATCGCTCCGATCGTGCTCGATGTCATTAGGTCGAATTGGGATGAGTCGGCAGTTCCATATGATCCGAGTGAGGTGAATGGTGGCGATGGGACTACGTTTCACACCTCTTGGTATTCGCGCCACCCCGATCGCCCGACTGTCACGTTCACTGGGGAGTCGGGGTCTGTTGTTGATGGTGGCGAGACGGGTGTTTCGGCGACCGGTGTTGGTGGAATCGCTGTCCAGAAGTGGCAGGGATCGCTCGATGTGAATCTCGTTGGTGGTCAGTTTGATGATCTGCTCGGCGTTGCTCCTGACGGCTCCGACGTGTCACCGAAGGCTACCCGCGACGATATGTTCGATGAATTGAACGACATTCTTCGCGTGGCTGGTCATGTCGATGGTGTCCGGACAATGAACTGCACGTCGTTTCAAGACCGGGAAGATGAGGGTGAAGGTGGCGATATCTACCGGACGGTGGCACGCGTCCGGGCCGGGTTGATGGTGCCGGAGTTCGGCGAACGTGTCAATCCGAGATGAGTGTCCGCCGAGTCTTCGGTATTCGGCTCACCGCGAGTGAAACGTTTTTCGTGAGTCTCTGTCTACTGTGCTGGACGAAGATGACGATGTATGTGTTGGTTGGTCGTGGCGAGATACTATTTGACTTTCAGGATTTGGGCATATTGCCTGGATTGGGGATTGTATAGCGTTCGATGGCAGCGACGCAGCGAGAACACCTTCGCGAGTATGTCGGCGATGATCGATATGCCGACTGGATCGAGGATTATCTGGAGTTCGATCTGACGCCTGAGCAGCGCGAGATTTGTCGCGCTCTTGTGAACAATCGCAAGGTGTGTATCATGGGCGCGAACGGGTTCGGGAAAACATATGCCGTCGTGGGTTCTTCGATCGCGTTTTTGATGCGGAATTATCCGGCGACCGTGTTCGGGACGTCAGGTAACTTCGGGAAGATGCGACGGACGTTTATTGCCGATGCGCGTGATCTGTTTTCGACAGCGAAGGAGTACGGTTTGCCCGGCCAGTTTTACAAGTCACGCAATCGTATTGAGATACCGAGTGAGGAGACGCATTTTTGGGAGGTGGACAAGCCCCGCGATGTTGAGGAGTTGGAGGGTGTTCACAACAAGTTTCTGCTCGGAATAATCGAGGAGGGTGATAAGGACGGCGTGACGCATGCGACGGTGGAGTCGATGGAGTCGTTGATGACCGACCGCCGGGATCGCTTGGTGATGACGTGTAACCCGCCGGAAGATGAGACGAACGTGGTGGCTGATATCCTCTCAGACCCGACGTGGACGGTGTTGCGTTACAGTTCGTTCGATTCCCACAACGTGAAGATCGATCGTGGTGAGCGACAGGGCGAGTATGTGAACGGATTGGTCACGCTTGATGAGATCAAGGAGTCATGGGTGTCGTGGAATGGGGAGGCGTGGCCTGGATACGAGGATGCGCTGAATTCGATTGAGCGAGATGATCTTTCGACTGCGTGGTATCGTCGTCGACTGGGAGAGTTGCCGCCGTCTACATCCGAATCGCATCGCCCGTTCGTCATTAGCGATGTTCGGGAAGCGTACAGTCGATTGCCGGCGACGATTACTGACAAACCCGATGCGATGGCTGTGGACGTGGCGCGTGGCTCGGAGGGTCGTGGTGGTGGATATACGGCATTTACCGGCATCTTTGGCGATGATCTTCGTGTTCTTGGCCATTGGAGTGCCGGCAATCACGTCAAGAACGAGCAGTTTCTTCGTGATCGCATCAAGCCGTCGTGGGACTGCCCGCTCATGATCGATGCGGTCGGTGAGGGATCGGCACTGACTGATAACGTCGAGTTGTGGTACGCAAACACGCATCGATTCAATGCCGGCGCAACCCCGGCTGACTCTGAGAATTACCGTCGTTGTTGGGATCAGGGGTTATATCTTCTGGGCAAGTTTTTGCGTCGTGGTGGATCGATTTCGGATGAGAGTTTGCGCGAGGAACTGTTTGCAGCGGCTCGATCGGTGGAGTTCGACACTCGATTCATGGGCGGTCGGAATTCGACCGTGTTGAGTGCGACGTCGAAGTCTGCCGTTTCGAATAGGTTGGAACGGTCACCCGACCTATTGGATTCGTCCTATATGGCTGCATACGCGTTATATACGGAGCAGGGCGACACCTATGGTGATTCGTGGGCGTGGTAGCTCCTCTGGGAAAATCCAAGCCTTGATTTGAAATTGTTGTAGTGTTCTGGAGCTGGCGACGTATTGTCCCTACTGTAAAGAATGCTCGTCAATTAACCGTGAGTATGGCTGCCGGATACGATGATGTGTTGGGGCCGGGAGGGGTTGCGCCACACTCTGCACCGCAGTGGGCTCGGATGAACGTGACGTCGGTGCAGGATCTTTCCCGAGTCGGCATCGAGTCGGATATTCTTGCTGATGGTGCGCCGTCGTGGTGGGAGGCAGTTGGCTATCCGGATCCGAATGAGTTGAAATTCGAGGATTATTGGTCGCGTTACCAACTCAAGTCGGTCGGCCGTGGTGTTGTTGACTTGCTCGTGGGCGATACGTGGCAGGATCATGTCGAGGTGAACGATACGGCGGATTCCGAGGAGACGACCGGATTCGAGCGCGATGTGATGGCGTTTCTCTCTGGCGATATGCTTCGCCGCCAGCCGATTCATCGATTCAAGTCAGTAGACACTCTGTCGACGCTTGGCGAATACGGGTTGTTGGTCGTCGGTGTCGATGACAACCGCAGCATGATGCAGCCGATTGCTGGTATCGGCGATGAATCGGAGAAGTTCGAATTGGACCCCGTGCCACCGTCGGAGTTGAGTTCGGAGGGTGTGATGGGGTCGATCGGTGGTCACGATGCTTCGCCGGCAACGCTCGATGTTGATGACGTGTCGAGCGGCCTCGGCAAGATGCAATATCTCACTCCGTATTCGCAGGATCGCGTTATCGATATCGATTACGATAAGCGAATGACGTCGAATCGGTATCGCCTTCCGCAGAATTATGTTGTCGATACGCGAGGCGCGGACGATGTGGTGGTCGACAATACGGATATTGATCGGGATAACGAGAATGCGAAGAAGATACACTGGTCTCGTGTCGTGCATGT